CCTTATACTATGTCTTTAATTATGACAGCCTGGCGAGCCTTAAATATGAACAAGATTAATATTGATTGCACGAATAGGGTTCTACCAGCTTATGAAATTATTATTTGGCATGGTGTAGTTTATGTATCTTCCGGTACTGGTGGAAATATAGATACAGATGTATTTCGAAATTTAGTTACAGTGTATCAAGAACAGTCAAAACCACAAGAATCTTTCTTTGTGGAAACTGATGATGAAAATACTCTGGCTATAACCCCAGTAATAGAAAAAGAGGAATTACCCCCCTCTACTTACGGTACTTTTAAACCTCGTCCTGATCCATTTGTTTGGCTAATTGATAAAATTAGACAGCATTGGAAGGCTTGTGCTATAACAGCGACCGTCTTTATCTCTGTCGCTCTCGTTCTCAAAACGGCTAATGTTTTTGTTGAGCAAGGCAAAGGCTTTCGTGGTTCTAAGAAAGAAGCTTCTGGTCCTTCTGGAGGTTCTGAATACCAGAAGGAAAGAGCAGCAGGGTGGAATCCTAGACGTAAGTTTATAATGACCCAGGCTGATAGAGATGCATTAAATGATTTCTCTCATGCAGACTTTGACCCATCGTACAAGGAGTACAATGCTGTTCCCCCAGAAACTATTGCCTGTAGTATGATAGGATTTTGCACGTTCACGACCAAACATAAGTCTCAGACTGGAATGTGTATATACCCTGGAGGTTCTGCTGTTCTGTGGCCTAAACATTATTGTGAAGACATGTTTAACGATGAAGATCTTATTTCAGCTCACTTTATGTTACCCGATAGTCAGCATACCGTAGATATTGACCTGCGGTTAAGTGATCTTGTTACCTGGCGTGACTCGAACGACTTACCTATGGACATATACGGATTTATTCTGCCACGAAGCAAAATACCCCTTGCCAGACATAGGCATAATCATTTCGCTGAAAACAGCGCAATCTTCAAAACTAGCCAGCATAGCCAGTGTTTGCTAATTACAAAGTCCTTACAAAACGGTCAATCTGTCATGACGATCAATCATGCTAGAGGCCGTGTTTTCACTAAAACCACGCTAGAAGGAGATGCTCCTGAACGTGCTTTTTGTGAAGGTAATCTTTCCACTATGTCAACCTCAAAAGGAGACTGTGGGGGACTTATGTATGACGCATCTTCTGGAAAATTTTACGGAATGCACGTTGGCCAATATAATGGCACTATAGCCAAATCTATTCCCATCACAGTTGAAATGTTACGAGATTTTGTTAAACCAGAAATTAATGTAGTTGATTCCGCTGTTGTTACTACAGTAACAGGTTTGGAAAATGCTTTCCAAAATTCAGAAGAGCAGTGTTTGCCAGATCTCACTATCTGTCACCCTGCCTTTTATATTGGTAAAGCAGACCCGGCTATAAGACCTTATCTGCCCCGTGAAAATGAAATGAAACCCACGATTTTTAATACCCCTACTCACTTTGACCCCAAATTATATCCGTGGGGACATGCCAGCAAATTTCCGGTCGTTTTGAGTAGGACTTCCCCCCTAACATCCCGCGTTGATGAAGAGACAGGACAACCATCTAGGCAAGATCCAATTTTAGAGAACTTGAAAGCCGTAAGGCCTCGCAAAGCTCTACAGCCTAGTTTAGTTGAACGAGCCTCTTCATGGATGAAACGCAAATACTCCGAACTAATGGAATTGCACCCGTATACCCCTCTTGTACTTACTGAGAAAGAAGCTATAAATGGGAGACCGGGTGTTTCCACTGGTGTAAATATGACTAGTTCCGATGGTCCCATATTCTCCAAGTTACGACCTGCTGCAAAGGCTGGTAAAAGATTTTGGTTTAAAGAAGATGATAAAGGAGATTTGGAAGTTGGTCAAGATATCTTACGAAAATACATAGATGAAATGGAAGAGCAGGCTGCCCTAGGAAATCGTTTGTCTAATGTTTTTGTTATTGATTATCCTAAAAGTGAGCTTGCCTCAGGTACTAAATTTTCCAATAAGGTTCGTTTGTTTCAAATTGGAAATATAGCTTTAGAGATTTTATTTCGTAGATATTTTGGTGACTTTCTTATTTGGTTTGAAAAGTTGAAATTTGATTTTGCCCATGCTATAGGTATCGATGTTGCGTCGCCTGATATAGACATGATTTTCAAGAAAGCATCGACTTACAACATTCACAATATCACTGATGGAGATTATGAGGCTTATGATAAATGCATTCCTGGCCAAATCAATATGGAATCCATTGAGTGTATGATCTGGTGGTATGAAACTTATGGTAATGCCACATCAAGAGATTCTATGATCCGTAGAGTCCTTGCAGATTGTATTATTCGCTGTGTTCATTTGATTATGGATGAATTTTACTTACAACCCGATGGAGTTCCTTCTGGCTTCTTATTGACTGCTGCTAATAATTGCAATACCAATTGGCTATTATTAGCTTATGTTTTTATTGAAGCCATTCAGAACGCAACTTATGAAGATTGGAATGCTGTTTGGAAATGGTATATGGGTGATGACAATGCTGTGGGAACTCCACAGTGGTTGTCTGAATTCTTTAATGGTGATATTATTAGAGAGATATTATCCAGGTATGATATTAAATACACTCCAGCTGATAAAGGAGGTACTAATTTTGTTATGAAAACTTTGCATTCTAAGAAATGGGAATTTGTTAAATGTACTTTTCATAGATTAGAAGATGATACTTGGTATGCTCTGCAACACCTAAGTTCCATAGACAATGGAATCCAATTTACTGAAACTACTGAAGAGTTGTTGAGACCGCAGTATGGTGAGTTCGTTGATGGATTTTTATCTAAGGTCTTTTGGTATGGAGAGGAAACTTTTAATAAATATAAATACGCTATTGATTACCATCTTGCCAAACACGATATACATTGTACTACAAAACTTTACGCCGAATATTTTGAAATTTATAAGAAAAAGTTCGAGGGAATTTCTCAATTAAGAAAGTTCAGACCAGCTCCCAAGGTTTTACCCTCACTGTCAAAAGATGAGAGTTATATTGAACAGTCAGGAACCCAACCTGTTCAAACCAGCTTCATGGAGCCGGAAGAGATTATTCAATCTGTTAATACAGCTATGGTAGACGCTATATCCAAAGATGTATTAACTCAGACTGTTCCGTCTGATCAAGTTAATCTCCAAAATTCTACAATTTCGAGAAAATTCCCTAACAACAAACTTACCACTAAACATTTCACGCCTTTAGACGACAAATTTTATACAGTCCAATTAAATGCCACACTAAGTCCTACTAACACGTTTGGCGAGCAAATTTTTAACTTATCTGTTCCTTATGATTTTTACAATTTGAATTGTTTCTTAAAGAGAATCTTTGTTGCTTATGGTGTTTATAATTTTGACTCTGTTACTATAAGATTGAAATTTAATTCTACATCTTGGCAAACGTCTATGGCGTTGCTTTCTTTTGTTCCTTTAGTTCCTTTAGTACAAAGCCAAGATAGTTTTCCTGGTACAAATGTTAAACGAGCTTCCTCTCTTAAATATTCTACATTTATTGATCCTAACACGGACCCAGTTGTGGAAATGACTATTCCTTATGCTCATTTTCATGCAGCATTAAGAACCGATGGGCAAATTGATCTAGCTCCCTTAGACAATTGCATTGGTCGGTTAATATTGCAGAGCGTCGTCCCCGTTTCTGCTGTTGCTGGTGCAACATCCACAGTTGCTATGACCATGGATGTTAGGTTTAATGGTGCCAGATTCTGGTATCAGCAAGCCATTTGCACCACTGCAGGAATGAAGAAATATATTGAGCAAGGGGCAGGTACTTCCAAGGTTACAAAAACAAGTACCTACAATGTCGTTAACTACATACTGGGTGATAACAATGAGCCTAATTTTTCCACAGAAGAAGATACCTCTGCTGATTCTAGTGCTAGTGTAGATGCTAAAGCAACTGCTGGGAGTGATCTTGATAAGCCCTCTTTTGGGATGGTATCCATACCCATAAACTATCAAGCTCCTTCTCTAAACCAGGCTTCTGGTTCCCAAGTTACTATTGCATTGGCACCAACTCATCGGCAGAGTTATAAACCCGTTGGTATTTTTGATAAAAATGACACAAAATTTTCTTCTTTGTTAAGTAAATGGATGTATTTAGACCAGCTTGAAATAACTCCTACAACTCCCATAGATACACCTCTATGGCAATTTCCGGTTACTCCATCTCCAACTTTAAACTATTTTACGCCTACAGCTACGTCATCTGCTATACAAGTTACCTTGTTAGACTATATTGCGCAAATGTTTGAATTTTGGTCTGGTCCTATTGAGTTCCTTGTTTCTATTGTCGGTGATGAGGGAAAACGTTTTGAAATTCAAGCCTCTTCAAGCACTTACACGAGTGTAGAAGCTGGCGAGGATCAAATCTCAACGCAGGGTTATCTGCGTTACGGTTACATGCCCTCAAAACGTTCTTTCCAAATTACTGTCAGAAATGCTAACAACAGACGTTATTTCAAGACCTATAAGAATAATTTAGATGATATTAACATTCAAAATTTGCATGATTATATGTCTACCTATTTATCAATAAACTTAACTAGACCATTGGCTACTCAAACAACTACTTCAGTGACTGTTATTTTGTTTGTTAGAGCTCCAGAAATTAAATTTTACAACAGAAGCCCTATAAACATTATTCCAACTACTTACACTCAAGAACAGAAGCTGCAACGTATGCGTGACGATACTGAGTCTGGGAAGACTCCTAAAGACGAAGAAAAGAAAAGTGATTCCCAGCTGCCACCACCATACTTTCAAATGGCAAAGCCAATAGCGCCTGTTTCTAAGCCTAAAAGTAAGTTTTATCAAGAACAATCATTTGATTTAGATTGTGAGGTTATGCCTTCTTCTAACGGAAACTTAAACTATATTAATGACTTTAGAACAGTTTTAAAACAATATTACCAAGTTGCTCCAGGGATCGTATCAGCCACAAGTGGCAATACGTACTCTTACAAGATCTCAACAGTCATGGAAAGCAATGAATTCAACATCGTGACCTCATTATACTCGGTGTATGCAGGCGGTCTTCGCCTCTCACTTATGCACGCAGGTATTGGTAACGTTAGAGTTTTCTTTTCTTCAGACAAAACGCCCATTCCCAATGGTCTTGTACCAGCCCGTAGCTTGGAAGCTTGTTATAAAGCTATTCTTACTAGATTTACTCCTCACTTACATTTGGATATTCCTTTTACGGCGATTGATAATTTTGTTTGGACACACGAATTAGCGGAAGCAGATTCAGGTTTGACCAATTCAGGGATTGTTTATTTAGTTTGTGATGAAAGTACAAAATTTTATGATTATTGGTCTACTGATGATAGTTTCAACTTAGGTTTGTGTGTGGGTCCTCCCGCCGTAAATAAGGTTATCTTTTAACATACTTATTTACTTATTTTACTTGCATTATAATATATACGGAGATATTATAGTATGAATA